ATCTTCCTTTTTGGGTACGCGTTCCTCTTCATTATGCGTTTAACTTCCTATTGTCACTTGTGCAACGCCTTGGCTGGGCTGCTCCCACAGCGTGGTCCCGCTTCAAGGCTAGCGTCTATTCTGGCACTTGGATAGATCGTCGCATGCCTGAACCCATTGTTAAGGCATCCATCTTTCCTCAATCTGAGTGCTATGTTCCTTTGCAAGACGATGTTAACGCCCCTGACAAGCCCGCTTGCCCTGATTTGGTTGTTACTGGTATTCCTAATGATCGTTATGTCGTTGCTAATCGCAACTATGTGGCCTTTTTACCTACTGACGTTCCTTTGTACGCTTGTGCAAAAACGCCCCACATGCTATATAAGGCTGTTCAGTTACGTATTTTAGCCCGACCCCCTCTGGCCCCTTCTGCCCAGAGAGAGAATTGGCGACAGGTCGAGAAATTCTGTACTCTACCTCCTCATCCCGTCATTCAATATGACGCCGTGTATCCTGCATGGCTCGCCAATTTTCCACCGAGCAAACAGAAACAGATGGTGGCTGTGAAATCCCAAATCGATCGAGATGGCTTGGATTTCCAACATTTGACTACCAAACTATTTGTTAAAATGGACGAAACTCTTCCCCGCACGACCCTATCCTACAAACCACGCGTTATTGCCAATGTTGACCCTAGAATACAAGTTGCTGTTGGCCCGTATATTCGGGAAGCTCAAACACGCTTACATATGGCATGGTCTGTTGATTGCGACCCCCAGTATCGTCATGATGACAATTTATATCATGTATGTTTTGGGAGTGGCCTCACAGACGTTCAACTTTCCACTTGGATGCGACGCACTCAAGCTCACCCAGATGTTTGGTTCATCATGGTTGCTGGCGACGATTCTATTGTCGCACATGATGGTACTTACGTGTGTGCTGACGCTTCAAGTTTCGACCAAAGTCAATCTTTTGGTCCATTGGCTTTCGAATGGGTCTTGCTCTTGCGCCTCGGTTTACCAGAAGCCGCCC